CGGGCGCTAGGGTGCCCCACGTGGAGAGGGCGATCGCCCTGGTGGTGGACCTCCCCGTCCTGGCCAAGGCGTCCCAGATGGACGGGCGGCGCTACGTCTACTTTGAGGCGAGCCGGGAGGGGGTGATTGATCGGGAGGGGGAGGAGGTGGCCGTGGACGCCCTCTGGCGCTCCAAGGACCTCTTCCTCTCCCAGGGCAACCTGGACATCAATCACTTCAGCTGGCTCGGCAACCCCTACGGCACGGGCGCCCGCCCGGAGTACGTCATCGGCCTGCCCGTGGACGTGGCGAGGAAGGGGCCCTCCATCTTCGTCAAGGGGGAGATCTTCAGCTCCCGCACCCCTCCGCCCCCGGGGTCCAACGGGGAGTGGGCGGACTGGTTCTGGCACTCGCTTACTGAGCTTGACCCCCCCATGCGCTGGTTTCCCTCCGTCTTCGGGCAGATCAAGCCCGGGGGGGTGGAGCTGGTGAAGCGGGGCGGCAAGACCTACCGCCGGATCACGGACGTGGAGTGGTTTTCCGTGGGCTTCGCCCAGAGGGCCCAGCACCCCGCCCTGCCCCCGGTGAGCCTCGAGCCCATGGGGCCCCTCGCCAAGGCGGCCGCCTACCCCCACGGGGAGGTGGCCCGGGTGGGAGGGGTGCACCTCTCCTGGAGGGCCTTCGCCAAGGCCCTCTCCGTTGGGGTCCCCGTGACGGACGCTGCCCTGAAGCGGGGGGTGCAGGCCCTGGTCCCGGAGGACCTCGAGGGGGCGGTGCACTACGTCCTGGAGCGGGTCCTCCAGGGGCGCGTCCCCCCCAAGCGCGAGGCCATCGCCAAGGCCCTCGAGGACTGGGGGGTTCCCAAGGCGGTGGCGGCGCGGGCGGCGCGTAGGCTGCTGCGGCAGGTGGGGCGCGCCTATCACACCCTTACGGCGGGGCGTGCTAGGGTGCGCCCAGGATGACGGGAGGCGAGCTATGACGGACTTTGAGAAGGCCGGAGAAGAGGCTCTGGAGCGCGCCCAGGCCCTCCTGGCCAAGGCCCAGGCCAAGAGCATGGACGACGACTTCGAGGACCTGGACGAGCCCGAGCTCCCCGAGGAGCTGGACGAGACCGACGACCTCGAGGACGAGGAGGAGCGGGCCGCCCAGCACGACGAGGAGCTGAAGGCCAAAGGCCAGGAGGACGAGGAGGAAGAGGACGAGGAGGACGAGGAGGACGAGGGGGACCGCCCCGTGGCCAAGGCCGTGGACGCCCTGCCCCTCCTCGCCGCCATCGAGGAGCGCCTGCGCCGGGTGGAGGCCCTGGAGAAGCGCCTCGCCGAGCAGGAGCGCCGCCTCGGCCTCCTGGTGAAGGGCCTCGAGGCCCTCACCTCCGGGGTCAAGACCTTGGCCAAGGGGTACGCCGTCCTGGCGGAGACCCCCCGCAAGCCTAAGGCCCACCGGGTGGCGGTGCCCACCCAGGTCCCCAGGCCCAGCCTCTCCGAGATCATGGCCAAGGCGGCGGGCGTGGTGAAGGACCCCTACCGGATGGCGATCCTCGAGCACTACGCGAACCGGGGCGACCTGGAAGGAGTTCTGGCGAACCTGCTCCCCGAGGAGCGGGCGAAGATTGTGGGAGGTGAAGCGTGAGCGCTTTTGGACTCGGTGAAGGACTGGTTGTCGCGGGCGCTGGCGTCCCCGCGGGCGGCATCCAGAGCTACGAGGACTGGAACGCCTTTGTGAAGGCGGTCCAGACCAGCACGTACCAAACGGACCACTCCCAGCTCACGGGGCTGGGGGCCCTCCGCGTGGGGAGCGTGGAGAACCCCCTCCGGGCCATCGTGGAGCGAGAGGACACCTTTAAGCTCTTCCGGGCCCTCAAGCGGCAGCCTGTGACCAGCGCCGTTCACGAGTACGCCGTGCAGACCTCCATCGGCGGCCAGCCTGCGGGGGCCTTCAACTCTGAGCTGGGCGCCATCGCCAGCGAGGTCGGGGAGTACGAGCGGCGCATCGTCTTTGTGAAGTATCTGATGACCCAGGCCGCCATCTCCCACGTGGCTGCGGTGCAGAAGGGCATTGTCAACCTCAAGGCTCAGGAGAACATGAACGCCCTGCTGCGCCTGGCCCGCGCCGCCAACTGGGCCTGCTACCACGGGGACTCCAGGGTCGCCCCCATGCAGTTTGACGGCCTCGAGGCCACCCTGGAGCAGTTCCGGAACGGGGAGCACGTCTTCGACTTCCAGACCCAGTTCTCCGACCTACCCGACTTCTCCCAGGAGGCCAACCGCCAAAACTACGTCCGGGCCCTGGTGGACGCCATCTACGCCGCCTACGCCAAGGTGATCGGCGTGGGCAACTTCGGCAAGCTGACCCACGCCCACCTGGACCCCTTCGCCCAGGTCTCCCTGGACCGCTACCTGGACCCCGCCTACCGCGTGGTCCTGGACGGGAACCCCACCGCCCTCACCTACGGGGCCCCGGTCTCCGGGATCCGCACCTCCTTCGGGCACGTCTACACCGAGCAGGACATCTGGATTGAGTCTAACGGCACCATGCCCAGCTACGCCCGCTACGGGAAGGTGCCGGACACCGCCCCGGGCAAGCCCACCGTGGCGGCCACGGCTCAGACGGACGTGGCCGGGAGCCGCTGGACCACGGCCAAGGCGGGCACCTATATTTACGTGGTGGCGGCCATCGACGAGCGGGGCGTGGAGTCCATCCCCTCTGACCCCGTGAGCGCCACCGTGACCGCGGGGGGCGCCGTGCAGCTCACCATCACCCCCAACGCTGACCGCAAGCAGACGGGCTACGCCATCTACCGCTCCAAGCGGAACCCCGACAGCGCCCCCGCGCTCTCCGACTACCGCCTGGTGAAGCGCATCCCCGCCAACCCCGACCCCGCGGCGGACACCGTCTTCGTGGACAAGGACCTGGACGTCCCCGGCTCCTCCAAAATCTTCCTGGTTCGCCGGGAGCCCGAGGCCCTGCAGTGGGTCCAGCTCCTTCCCGCCACCCAGTTCCCCCTCTACCCCACCAACGCCGCCATCATCCCCTGGGCGGTCCTCCTCTACGGCGCCCTCATGGTGGGCATCCCCAACCACCACTTCCTGATTAAGAACTTCGTGCCCCCCGAGGCGCCCTGGAAGCCCTACTAAGCGGGGCCTTGAGCAAACCCCCGGGGAGAGCCCCGGGGGTTGTTGTGTTGTGGGGTTAGTTCAGGGGAAGGGCCTCGAGGCCCTGGGCGATACGTTTTGGGCGATAAGGACGGTTCGGTGCCGGTGCCGGTGCCTCCATGCGCGCACGGGGAGAACTCCTGGCCGATGCCAACGCGTTTCAGAACCGCCGGTGCCTCCATGCGCGCACGGGGAGAACGCCTGATGTGCCTGTGGTACCGTGTTCATGTTCGGTGCCTCCATGCGCGCACGGGGAGAACCGCGTCCACGACCTCCGCCACACCTACGGCTCCGGTGCCTCCATGCGCGCACGGGGAGAACGGCACGGGGTGCGGATTGGGAAGCGTTTTTACCGGTGCCTCCATGCGCGCACGGGGAGAACAAGACAAGGCCCAGGCCGTGGTGCTGTCCCTCCGGTGCCTCCATGCGCGCACGGGGAGAACTGGGGCGGATCGCCGCGGGGGCCAACCCGCAACGGTGCCTCCATGCGCGCACGGGGAGAACACATGACTAGCACGCTCAAAACACCTCCTCGCCCCGGCTTATGTCCTCCAGCGTGAGCGCGGTGAGGCCCCGGGCACCCGTGCGCGTCGGCCCGGCGCACCGATCCGGACCTAGGCGCTCCCCTCCTCCACCTTCCCACGCTCCCCCTACGAGGAGGGGCTTCAGGGCCGAGAGGTCCCTCGGCACCTTCCGCCCAAGGAGGGGACGGAGGACGCCTACCTGGAGGGCCCGCCAGAGGAGAAGTCCGCCTTCCGGCTCCTTCTGGCTCCCGCTTGACGGAAGGGCGTCGGCCCCGGTAGGCCCCCGCCGTGGGGCCCCTGGCGCGCCCTCCAGGCTTTCCACAAACTTCCTCAGGTAGTCCCAAGCATTCTTCAGCTCTTCCTGCTCCTGCCGATACCGCCTCAGCTTGTATTCATTCTTCTCCTCCCTGACGCGGGCCTCGAGGGCCCGCCACTCGCTGGCGAACCACTCCGCCACCCTCTCCCAGTGCTCCGGGCGGGCGAGGAGCTCCAGGTACCGCTTGGGCACCCGCTCCCTCAGCCCCATGGCCCGCCTGGCGATGACGTAGGCGGCGGCCACGTCCTTGGAGAGGGAGAGCTGGGGGGCGTACTTCAGCATGCCGATGACCGAGGTGTAGGCGGGGTTGACCCCCCAGACCTCCACCCCCTCCCTGGAGGCCACGGCCACGATGCGCTCGAGGACGGCCCGGTAGGCGAAGCGGGGGAGCGCCCGCCGGAGGCGCTTGTTCCCGTCCCCCCGCTTCCCCCGGGGGAGGTTGCGGATGTTCTCTATCGCGATGGCCGTCCCCTCCTCCTTGGCCAGGTCCACCACGCGGTGGGCCACCTTCCAGTAGAAGTCGCTCAGGGCGTCGGCGCTCTCCCCACGCTTCCTCTCCCGGATGCGGTCCACCTCCTCCAAGGAGAGGGTGAGGTAGCGCCTGAGGTTCCCGTCGGGGCCCGCCACCGCCAGGGCCAGGTGCAGGGGGCGGGCGTTCACGTCCACCCCCAGCACGCCCCCCTGGCGGGTGATGTGGGGCGCGGGGGAGGGGAGGCTCCGGGTGAAGATGGCGTAGACCTTGCCGTCCCGCAGGCGCAGGTTCACCCCGATGGGGGCCACGCCCTTCCGCCCCACCGCCTCCGCGATGGCCTCGAGGTAGGGGCTCGAGGTCTGGACCAGGGCGTCCACGTACCGCCCCTTGGCGGGGGTCCCCTCCAGGAGGATGCGCAGCCAAAGGGCGCCGTGCTCCCAGAAGAGGCGCAGGTTGGGGTTTCCGGAGGGCTGGCTCCGGTCCCCGGGGCAGTAGAGGAGGCCGTTCCGCCTCTCCCACCACAGGCGCTTGGCCTCGAGGCGGGAGCGGAGGTCCCCCTTCCGCCCGAGGCGGCGGAAGAGCCCCCTCCCCCCGAAGACGATCTTCTCAGGGGGCTGGCCCAGCCTTTTGAGGGCGCCGAGCTTCCACTTGGCGAGGTCCCGGCCCCCCTCGTTGTACTTCAGCCCGAGGCCGAAGAGCTTCGTCATCGGGCCGTCCGCCCGCTTCAGGACGTTCGGGTCGTAGCCCTCGAGGAGGCGGCGGTAGGTCCAGCGGTAGGCGGCGGAGAAGCGGCGCATGAGCTCCAGGACGGCCTGCTAGTCCGCCTTGCTCCTGAACACCAGCCTGGCCTGGACGGCCACGAAGGTGGTCCGCGCGTTCAGGAGCTCCGGTTCCAGCCCCACGGGGCGATCTTATCCCGCACCCGCCTGGGTGTCAATATTCTAATGGGAGTGGTACTACCCCTCACGCCGTGGACTCCCCTCGCCCCTAGGGTGATAACGCTATGGGATACCGGATCGAGGCGGTGCAGCCCGCCGTGGTGGATGCGGTGCGGCGCTACGGCGAGTTCAAGGTGAACGGCGTGCCCTTCCGGCTCCTCGAGGGCCGGGCCATCTCCGACCCCGTGCCCGAGGCCGCGGTGGGGCTCTTTGACGTGCCCGGCTACCTCCTGGTGCGGGAGGAGCCCCCCTACGAGCGGGTCTCCGAGCTGGGGCAGGAGGCCATGCGGCTGGAGCTGGACCAGGCGTTGAGGGAAGGAACCCTCCCCCCTGAGGCCCTGACGGGGGGAGGGGAGGAGGGGAGCCTCGAGGGGAAGACGGGGGCCGAGGAGGGCGGTCTGGAAGCGATGACCAAGGCCCAGCTCCTCGCCCTTGCCCGGGAGCGGGGCCTCGAGGTGAACGACCGCATGACCAAGGCCGAGCTCCTCGGCCTGCTCAAGGGGTAAGCAGGCCCTCCAAGCCCACCACCCCCAGCCGGGGGTGGTGGACCGCTTCACCGCCTAGGGTGGGGACATGCTGGACACCCTCCTCACCCCGAGCTACGTTCGGGAGAACTACCTGCGGGGCCTCCCCCTCGAGGGCCCCGACGGCTCCCCCCTCCCGGACGGGGTCATCGCCCAGCGGATCCGCGGGGTGGCGGCCTGGTTTGAGCGCAAGTACGGGGTCCGGCTGAGCCCCACCCAAATCAAAGTGGGGCGCCTCCCCCTCCCCGGGGAGCCCGCTCCGGCGGAGGTCTACCCCGGGGTGGACTTCCACCCCGACGGCAACCTGGACCACCGCCCCCACCTCCTGCGCCTTCCCGTGGCCCCCATCCGCCAGATCTACGCCGCCGGCCTGTGGATGTCGGGGACGGGCCAC